ACAGTGGGAACCAAATATGGACGAAGACAGTTACTTCGCCATTAAAAATGTCAAAACTGATGAAACTGAAAAGATTTCATATAGACAATTCTTTGACGAGATTGCTAGAAAAACAGAAAAAGCACTCAAGGTCCATGTTGCCATTGATGGTGATGATGACGCACCAGGTACCATTTTACAACCAGTTGGTACTTTGGAAAGAGCTGCGGAACTGGCACTTGAAAAAGCGGGGGGTTCATTTAACAGAAACGGTTTAAATGATGCAGTTCATATCTCGGTTGGGCCAGGTACCCACTATACAAAAGGTAATATTAAATTACCTGACGATTGTTCGATTACATCAACATCTGGTCAATACGCAACTGTTATCCAAGCATTACCTGGTTATGAATCTGAGAACTGTTTCCTACTAGGTTCTGGTTGTTATGCTCAAGGTTTCTCATTCTTCAACTGGAAAGTAGATAACTTTGATTACCCTGAAGGCGGATTTGCTTATGCATATCGCCCTGGTGCAAAAATCTTACGTTCACCATATGTGCGTGACTCATCTCAGCTTTCAAACTTTAATCGACTAGATGTCGAGCCACCATTGCAGCCATTTAACTCAAAAGGTACTGTTGCCGATCTAGGTCAAGAAGTTATCTTGGAGGTTGGCCATTCTGGTGAGTTTAATGAAGGCGATGAGGTTACATTTTCAAATGGTGCTTATGGATTCCTTTCATGGGATGATTCACTAGATACTGCCAAGGGTATTGATCCTGATCTTGCAACCAACAATAAAATCTTTGTTCGGAACTTGAAAGGCACAGTAGAAGTTGGTGATTATGTCTATGCGCAATCCGGTGGTACTGGTCAAGTCAATGCATTGGGTATTGATGATTTCCCTAACCCATTGGTTGGCCGCGGTGGCGGTGTAATTCTTGCGGATAGACGACAGCTAGATACTGACTCACTTTATACTTACTTCCTTGCATTTGGTGCTACACCTCGTACCCAAAACGGTATCGGTTACGTTGCACGTGATGGTGCTGGTGTAAACGGTATTGGTTCATTGTCAATCTTTGTTCGTGTAGCATTCTATGCTCTGAACGGTGGTCAAATGACACTGAACAACTCAGGTACTCAGTTTGGTGATATTTCAATGAGAGCAAAAGGTAGTACTACAATCTTTGCTCCACAAGATACAACTGCAAATCTGGTTGGCAATACTGACTTTGCGGATTCGATTGAAAATAGAGCAACAGATATCATTGAGGATATGGTTGACTATCTCACGGCAAACACTGCAAACGGTGGGTTAGGTCTACAGGAATATGATTCAGATAAATGTAAGCGTGACACGGGCATTATCATTGATAGTGTAGGTTATGATGTTGCATTAAACACAAACTACTGGGGTCGCTTAAACGGCCTTACATATCGTAGCCCAATTTCACAACGTGTATATGGTGAACAGTTAAATGAGACTGCAGGTTCAATTAGACATCTGAAAGATGAAGTTGACTACCTGTTTAGAAATTCAGATGTATCAGTTCTGGAAAGAGCAAATACTTCGTTCAATGCAACACTGGATATTCTTGAAAACGGCGAAGACTATGCGGCTCCACTGGTATTTGAAGATACTGGTGTTGTTTCCAGAACCGCAGCACGTAAGCTTCTGATGAACAATACAGATCATATTACTGAAAAGTTTATTGATTGGATTGAAGATAACGATCAGTTCTATGCTTACGATAGCAACAAGTGTCGCAGAGATATTCAGGACTATATCTTACCTGCAGCAAAATATGATATGCTGTTGGACACAAACTACAATGCGGTAACTGCTGGCAATGCATACTATATGAATACTGCCAGAAAAGTTATTGGTGAACAAAGAAATGAAACGGTTTCTGCTTATCAAAGATTAAGAACTCAAACCGCGGATCTACTATCGGCCAACTCATCTGCTGGTGAAGTTGGTGCCTCGGATTCAATCAATGAGATTATTGACATTTTAAATAATGCTGGACGTAAATATACTCCAGTAGATGCAACTTATAATCCAGTCACTGGTTCCATGACAGTAACAATTGGTTTCCATGACTTGACTGTAGGAACAAGAATAGTTATTGATCCAGGTAGCATGATCTTTACATGTGAGGATGATGATTTTGTAACAGAACTTGCACATCCAAGACCTACTGATAAAGTTGCTTACCAACGACCATTGCCTATTACAGCAGTAACTGTGACTGGGTTTACAGTGTTCGTAGGTACTTCTACTAACTTTAGACATAAGTTTGAAAGATCAACCAAAAAATGTATCTCGGTTGTAGGTTCGGAAATTACTTATAGCAATGATGCTTCAATCCCAGCTGTAAATAGAAATGCCAGAAAACAACTTCAGGCTAACAGAACCTATATACAGGATTATATGTTAAACTGGATTGATGATAACTATTTCCTATACGATAGTGATAAGTGTCGCCGTGACACAATTGAATATATCTTACCTGCTGTAGAGCGTGATATGCTCCTCGGCACAAACTTCAACTCAATTCAATCTGGTGTTGCTTATTATACAGCAACTGCTAGTGAAGTTGTCGGAAGCCAATTAACACAGACTGCCGGAGCAATTAGACATCTTAAAGATCAAGTTGCAAATACGGTTTTAACTGACGCAGAATCTATTCAAAGAGTAAATAATGCATTTAATGAAGTTGTCAGCATTATGGAAAATGCCGGCAGAGTATATACACCACTAGGTGCCGTATACGACCCAACAACTGGAGTCATGGAAGTTACTATTGGTACACATGATCTTCAGGTTGGTCAACAAATATTGATTGCCGATGAAAGCATGACATGGGAATGTGGCTCACCTGCGGTGCAAATTACACATCCAAGACCGTCAGATCCAGCGTATAGAACACCACAAACAATTGTTGAGGTTACCAACACAACTATTACAATGAACGTTGGTGACGCGGGTGGATACACTGGTGCGCACACTCTGGTGAGTGCCGATGCTGATTCATTTAAATTGGCAACATATACAGGTTCCTATACTCCTATAACATCAACATATGATCCTGTAAATGGTGAAATGGTTGTTACAATTGGCCAACACAACCTTAAGCAAGGTGACTGGATTCAATTTAAACCTGGCAGCATTACATTCTCATGTCTTGATGCCAACTCAAACCCAGTAACAATTACACACCCAAGACCTACTGAGGGCCCATATCAGACTCCAGTAAGAATTCATGATGTGGATGGCTCAACAATTAAAGTATATGTTGGAAATGCTAATGGTTACACTGGTACTCACACATTTGTAAGTGCTGAAACAGGTGCTGTTAATGTTGATGCAATTTACTGGAGTGATCCTGCTAAGGTAATTGAAACTCATACACCAACCAATGGTACATATGATCCAGTCACTGGTGTCACAACTCTTGAAATCGGAACACATGCTATTGAAACCGGTGATTTTGTTGAAATTGCACCTTATGGCCTTACTTGGTCTTGTGGATCGCCAACAGAATATATTTCAAATCCACGGATAGGTGAGCCAAACTATGGTGTGCCTATTGAAATTACCTCGACTACAGCTACTGGAATTACATTTAACTCTGGTGCCGCTGGTTACTCGGGTGCACATACATTTGAAAGTGCTTCTGCTGGTAGTGTTATACACACCCAAGCGACAAAAGGCGGTGTACTTACAGGAAGACAATTGTTGGCAAATAAACAGCTCATCAAAGATGAAGTTGTTGGGTATTTAAACAATAATTATTTCACATATGACGGCGCAAAATGCTCACGTGATACGGCGCTTATTCTTGATGCAGTCAAAAGAGATGTACTGACAGGGTCTAATTTCAGCTCAGTGTTTGCTGGACTGGCTTACCGTGCTGGAACATCAAGCGGTGATCTTGTAATAACTGACCAACTTACAGAAACAGTTGGTGCTATTACCTGGTTAAAAGGTGAAATTGGTGCCAATCTTACTGGTACTGCACTCACAAGATCAAATACTGCATTTGATGAAATCATTGACATTATGAATGCTGGTCAAGGTAATGCCGACGCAATTACATTTGGAACACCTACCGTAAGTACTGGTCACACAAATGCTAGAATTGCATTGCAAACCAATAAGGCATTCCTTCAAGCAGAGGCAACAGCCTGGCTTGCGGCCAATTACCCTGCCTTCTCATATGATGTTGCCAAATGTGAAAGAGATGTAGGATATCTTGTTGACTCAATTTCATTCGACATTCAACACGGTTCAAATACTGCGGCTGTAAATAATGCAAGACTTTACTTTGACAATGCAGTAAGTGTATTACCGGAAGCACAAAAGATAATTACAGCTGAAGTGTTTGAAAGAATTGCTGCACTTGCTGGAAGAATTGTCAGAGGTCAACCAGTTGTAAAAACAAATACCAACCCAGAGAATGCTGATGTGACTGTTCCAGGAGGATTTACTCCAACTGGCGGAACATATGATCCAGTTACTGGAATTATGGAAGTCACCATTGGTGCTCATAACTTTGTGGCTGGTGATAGAGTTACCTTTGGTTTGGAAAGTATTACTTGGGAATGTGGTTCACCTGCTCAACAGATTTCGCATCCAAGAGCAACCGATCCAATTTATGACCAGGCAGTTCCAATTAGATCTGTTACCTCAACATCTATCACACTTGATGTCGGTGATGCAAATGGTTACACTGGTGCTCATACATTTATCTCGGCAACTACTGATGCAATTAAGGATTCTGCTCTGAGTATTTCTCAACGGACACAGGATCTATTTGCCATTGTATCTGACATGATCCGTGGTGATGAATTTGCAGATCTTCCTGCATATGAGGAACCAACTGTTACTGCTGCTGTTGCTGAACAGGAAGCATATGAATATATTAATGGTGTTAGAGAAAAATATGGGTTTGAAATTCTGAACTTTATTTCAGAAACATATAACGGACTATCATATAATCAAGAAAAATGCTCACGTGATGTGGGTTATATTGTTGATGCCATTGCTCAAGATATGGAATACGGTGGTAATGAAGCTACAATTACTGCAGTTAAAGAATACTTTGAGGCAGCACTTGAACTGAGTGAAGCTTATCCAGAAAAGCAGACAAGACCTGCTTCTACATTGGATACAAACAGTAACGAAACAAATTATATTGATTATATCAAGTCTATCAATACACTGCCTAAGGATCAACGTGAGCCTACAAAACAAGCTTACCTCCATATGGCAGATGTTATTTCTGATATTGCTCAAGAAATTGCTGTCACCCCATCATATACTCAATACACTCCAACAGGCGCCACTTATGATCCTGCAACAGGTGTATTTACTGCAACCATCGGATCACACTCACTTAGAGTTGGTGAAACAGTTTATCTTAAGGACGAAGGCTTTACATTCGAATGTGATGCAGGAAGTGGCCCACAGCAATCAACTGCACCTCAAGCTCACCATCCTTTCTGGAGAAAACCGGTTACAATTACTGGTGTAACAGGAACCTCCATTACAATGAATGTAGGGACTGGTGGTACAGGGCAATATGCACACACATTTATCTCTGCTGTTGCTAATGCAATCAGTGAAGGTCCATATCAAAATGTAGATGGAATTGCCGCTGATGCAACAACCGCACAGGCAGCCAAGGATTTGGTACTCATTATTGCTAATGCAATTGATGAATATAAAGAACCTTCCGATCTTCCTGCAATCTCTGGTGCTCCAACATATGAGCCGAAGAGAACATTTGCTAGAAACATTATTCAGAGAAATAAACCTTTCCTACAAGAAGAAATAGTTTCATATATCAACGATGTATTCTTTACCTTCGAGGAAGGCAAATGTGCCAGAGATGCTGGTTACATTGTAGATGCTATTGCTAGAGATATTCTTACTGGTAGTAATTATAATTCTGTTTATGCAGGTCGGGCATATCGTATTGGTACTTTAGGTGCTGATAAGGTTATTGACGATCAATTATCAGAAACAATCGAAGGCTTTAAGTTTGTTCAAAGAAAGATTGAGGACGGGATTACTGGTAACGCACTAGATAGATCAAAAGCTTCATTCACTGCTCTATTTGATGTCCTTACTGACGGTGTTGATGCTGCTCCTGCATATGTCTTTGGATCTGCAAACGCAAGTACATCGAACCTTAATGCTGCTCAAGGCTTAATTGCAAACAGAACATTCATGCAGGCTGAGGTACTTGCCTGGCTTGGAATTAACTTTGCAGGATTGACATATGACCAAAATAAATGTTACCGTGATGTAGGTTATATGGTGGATGCTGTAACATATGATATCAGACATAATACCAATACAGGTATCCGTGATGTTGCTAGACTGTATTTTGAAAATGCAGTAAGTGTTCTTCCAGATGATCAAAAAGCTCCAACTGCGGCTGCCTTTGTACGGCTTGCTGAAGTGGCAGAACAATTGGTACTTAAACAACCAGTAACCAAAAGTGCAGGTAATGCTGAAACTCAAGATACAGTTTCATTCGGTGCAACCACTGCGGCCGTTGGTGATAATGTACAGGCTCTGTTTGAAATTGTTTCGGATGTGATTACAGCGGATAGCTTGAGAGAATTACCAGCGGTAACAAATATTGATGCTGCAGGTGTAAATGCTACAGGCTACGATTTGGAATTCCAAAATGCATATAACACAATCAATAATGATCTTAAGTCTAAAATTCAAGCTGACATTGTTCCATTCCTAAATGAAAAATATAACTTCCTAGAGTATGATGAAGATAAATGTCGGAGAGACACTGGTTACATTGTTGATGCTATCTCACACGATATTCAATATGGTGGTAATGCGGCAATTCATGGCTGTGCTGAAATTTACTTTAAAAATGCAGTTAATG